AAGCACATCAGTATAAGTATCGCCAATTGCACTATCAGGACTATCAACAAAGTCGATAATCTTTACAGGTAGTGTATTGGTGGTAGCTGCTGTGCTCCCGTCTACGCTATTTTTGCTGTTTCCGATAGATGTACTACCAGCAGTTTGCACGACTGCACAATTCTTACCCAAGTCATCTTGATTAAGAGTTTCATCGCCTTGCATTTGCATGATAATAAAAGGATCGGTAGCAACATACGCAACAATATCATCCGCAGCTATTGAAGCTGGGAAATATTGATTTGGTGTGAATTGACTTGTGGTAGGGTCAGTGTAAGCACAACCAAGAAATACACCAATAGGTGTACAAGCTGTAGTACCAGTATCTTTTTGGATAGTGGTATTAGGATTGTCATCACCCCATTTTACAAAGTCTCCATAGAATATGCTTGTAGCATATGCATTTTTGATTTTATAATGGGTAATTTTTCCTTGGTAAGGGCTTCCAACAACAGTACCTACAGGTCTTGCTCCATATGGAGTTGCTGTAGTTGACATAATTGTCTCCTTGTTAAAATAAAATTACAAAAGATTCTAAGAATCTTTCCCAAAAGTTGTTCTCGATTTGCGTTCAAACACTTGTTTGGTCGCCATTCGATTGTCTTGATCTTTAAAATAAGTATTATCAACAGAGTCTACTTGAGAAGAAGCTAATTCACTGAAATGTTTATCTCTAGCTTTAGCTCTCTCTTGTGGCATCTTACATAATAATTGTCCACCTATTTCAATATGACCTTTTTTTGCCCATTCTGAGTTATGATCCTGCATTTGTATTTGAAGTTCTGGATGATCTTCAAGTCGGACTGGCTTCCACCCTTCCCTCATTCTTCTAGAAACATTTGGATTATCACTTTGCCCTAATAGGGCAGTTCTAATCCATCTGAATACCCATCCATCTTGTGGATCAGGTTCTGGAAGATTACCTGCTGTATCCCAACTCATTGGTCTTTGGTCGATTTCTCGACTTTCTAAACTCCTCGGAGTACGCACTTCTTCTTCAGGAGAGTCAGTTTTAACTTCTTCTGTTTTATTAGTAGTATCTTTATCTGACATATTAAATCTCCTTTAATAATTGGTTTGCATACTGCTCAGGACTTATGCCAAGTTGTCGTGCTAATTTAACTTGGGTCTGAGTCAGACGGACTTGCGAGGGTTTTTTGTTTCCGCTATCCCTCGTGGCGGATGCAACAACTGTTGAAGGTTGTCGTTTTGTTGTTCCAGTTTCATGGACTACTCCTGCAGTCTGTTCTACTTGAACTCCAAAGAAATTTGGGTATTCATTACGCATATTCTTGTCTACTTCTGCGTAATATTTTTGTGCATCTTTTTCAGGAAGTATTCCCTGATTGCGAAGCCTTTGATCAATGGTTAAAGCATATGAAGTCATTTCTTTATGTTCATCTACTGTGCTCATAAACCAAGGATTTTTACTTGACCATGCTTTCATTTCAGGGTCTAGTTCTTGTGTTTGTTGTACTGGTTGTTTTACAGGTAATTTTTTTACTATTTCTGCTTGAACATTTTGTGCCATGTTTGTTGACTGTTGCTCTGCAAGAGTAGCTTTAGCTATCATCTCTTGTGCTTTAGTCATAGCATCAGCATCGCCTTCTTCATAGGCTTTCTTAAATTCAGCGTTAGCATTTTGCTTTGCCCATAAAGCATTATTATGTGCTTGTTTGTTTAATACTTCTCCGCCTTGTTCAACCATTGCTTGTAGCCTTTGGTTTTCAGACATCATGGTTTGAAGCCTTGCTACAGCTTCTTTAGATTCTCTTGCTGCTGCTTCTTTTGCTCTGCGTTCTTCGTGGTATTCGTATTTGATTTTAGATATACGATCAGCAGCTCTTTTGCTGTAATCAGCTATTTCTTTATCAACTACATCGTCATCTACTTCTGGAGAAGCATCATCAACTTTTGCAGGTCTACGATCTTCTTGTGGAGTATCGTCAATAATTTCAACTTCTAAATTATCTGGAATTGTATTATCTATTTCAGTTTGTTTGCCAAAGAATTGATCTTCTTTTGTTTGAGTTACAACCTCTTGATCAAAATTAGGCTCTTCATTAATTATTTCTGTTTTACTCATGCTCTCACTACTCCTGTTGGATCATCGACTACTGCTTCCACAGTGTCATCATTTATTAAACGAAATTCTTGTCCATACATTTTCATGCGAGTTCCTGAGTAAGCTCTAAATACAACCCAGTCACCTTCTTTGCACCAAGGTCCACTTGGAAACCTTTTAGTGTCGTTGTAACATTCAGTACCTAGCTTTAAAACATACCCACAAATATTACTTACTTCTTCATCTATAAGAGTAGTAGATGCTTTAATAATACCGCCATCAGTCTTTTTTTCAACTCTAGGCATAGCTATAAGAATCTTCCACCCTTTTGGTTCAGGGAGTTGACTCTTTATATCTTCATCTACAACTGGAGTGTCAACACTTTCTGGTTCTATAATGTTTACTGCTTCTTTTTTACTCATATTTTTTGCACGACTTTAGGAGTCGAGTTCCTATTGTTTGAGAACTCTTTCAATATAATCCAGTAGTTCTCTTTCTGCGAGGGCAATTCCCTCGATAATGCCAACCATTTTTTGATAATCAGGAAAGTCTTTACAAGCTCCTGTAGCAATATGATCAGCGTGTTCATTCATCATACCACGATACTTTAACTTCAGATGTTCTGATAGTGATAGCTCCGTGATTTCATTTATCATACTAATCGCTATCTTTAATCATATCCTTAACTATGTCAACACCTGTTTTAAAATCTTCTACAGCTTTTTTTTCTTTTTCAGCTTCTTGTGATAGCAAATCACTAGCAACTTGCTGTCCTATTTTAGCACCAGCAATTTCGCCTTCTTGTTTAATTCTTGCTTCTTGTAACTGTGCATTTGTCTTAGCTTTAGTAGCGTCAAGCATTAATCTGCCTTCGTCTATTTCTATCTTAGCTTTTGCTGTTTCTTCTTTGATTGCTACTTCTCTTTCTTTAGCTTGTATGAGTGGGTCTTTTTGTTGTTCTTGTACTCTTTGTTGTTCAGCTTCTGCTTGTGAAGTACCTAATACTCGTTTAGCTGCTTCTGCTACAAGACTTGATATACGCTTCTGAACATCTGCTGGTATTGGCTCACCTTCAGGTGGAAGTTCTATACCCATCTCTCTTTCAACTTCTTTTCTGTATTGCATTGATAAATGTTCATTAATATAAGCTGAACCTGCAGCTAGTATTGAAGGAGCATTTGGACTCTGACCTACAAGTTGTTGTATTTGTGGGTCTTGTTGTGCTGATGTAACTACAGCAATATGTGCTTCATGATCTTGATCAATAAATGCTTTGACTGGTTTACCATTAATAATGTTTTGTACGGCAGTAACTGGGTCAACTGATTTAACATCATCTACATCTGGAATAATATCTTCTACATCTTCAATGCCTAATACATTAAGCATCTGTCTGTGTAATTCAGGCAAGTTATACATATCAGGAGCAGACTGAGCTAACTGCATAGCTGCTTGATATTGCATAATTCTTTGAGCCATTGTTGCTGCATTAGGATCAGATACTGGTAATACATCTACCCTGTTATCAAAATCTTCTGCTTTAATATCTTCTCCTTCATCTGTTTCATAAGGATAAGAAGGGTCTGTAAAATCTTTTACAATGCCAACTAATATATCAAACTCTTTACGCATTGAAGCGTGGAGTCTAGATTGCACAGCACTCATAACTTTTTGATTTCTTTCTAGCAATGCTAGTGTAGTTCCAACAGGTGCTTGGTTATTCATATCAGATATCTTCATGTCTGACATACTGGCAAACCTTCTGCCTTCTTCTACTATGTTTCCTAGTAATGCAAATAATGTAGACGATGGTTCTTTGTATGGTAAGAATGTAATGTTGTCTCTGATAGCACCACCTGGAACATCAACATCTCTAAATTCTCCAGGCATGATAGGAGTATCGTCTCCCTTGATCCTGAGTCCTCTAGCTTTTAAACCACCAGGTAAATTACTTAAAGTACCTGCATCGACTAATTGTCTTAGTATGGATGTAGCTGACTTGGCTAATCCCCCTACCATGTGTATTAAACCAAACCCATAGAAACCTAATCCTGGTAAGTATTGATAATGCACAAAATGCATCCTTCTTATTTTTGCGGAGTCATCTTCGTAATAGTTTCTGCGTATGCTAAGAACAATGCCACTTGGATAATCGATAGTGACAACATAAGGTATAGCGATACCTGTTTCTTCTCCTGAATCATCTGTATCTTCAAACCCTTCTAGGTTTAAATCTACTTGCATTTCTAATATTGTATGGCTTTGATCGTAGTTGTAAGTGTCTGATTCACCAGTAATTTCATCGTATTTCTTGGTAATATCAGAGTTTTTCTGTGAGCCATCAGGTATATCTATGTCTCTATAGAAACCATTAAATTGCATCTTTCTAACTGTATTAGAAGATTTACGCATAACATGGGTAGCTCTTTCACAAGTTTCTAAATCACTTGCTCCATAGTTCACTACAACATCTTCTGCTGGTACAAAGATAGAGCTAGGTCTATCTAAGCTAGGATCAAAGTAAACTTTTCTAAACGCAGAACCTGCCAAAGGTAAAGAAAATAACATCTTCTCTGTTTCAGTTCTGTACTCTGACATCTCATGTGTCAGCAAGTAGTTTAAGTAATTCTCTACTCTCTTCGATTGTTTTTCTTTTTCTTCTGTAATCTTTCCTACTATCTTGGTTCTAACTGGTCCAGCAGCAGGAAACATTTCTGTAATTGATTGGGATTGAAAGCGTATTACTGCTTCACTAAGCATTGGATGAAACACACCACAAGCTCCTGCCCAAGGTGTTGTTCTTTCTTCTATCTTAA